GATGATTTTAGCTGCCGTAATATTTTTTGTAGTACCATATGAAATTGAAAAGTACAAATATAATGATTGCAAAAAAGTTGGTCATGCTACTATGTATTGCGTTTTCAATATCATGAAGTAAATACCAATTTAGTTTTCATTAGTAGATGGTTAGTATCTATATAAACCAACATAGAATTGATATCTATATAAACCATAAGGATTAACATGCTTGATAACAGATTAGATTTTATAAATAAAATAGAGCCGCACTTCATTGATGCAATGACAGCAATAAGAGCAAAGTTCATTGAGTTAGATGAAGAGCTTCAACGATTTGAACATTACAATAATTTTAGTACTTCAGGCGCAGCTAGAACAGTGGCGATTGCTCGAACAAATATAGAAATAGCGTGCCAGTATGCAATTAAATCATTATGTCTATGCGGCGAAATTAAAGAATGCTAAGACGTAATTGCAACATCAAAACTCAAAGACCAGCAAGCCCAAAGCAACCTACGTTTTGGGCTGATATCCCTATTGTTGAAAAGGTATCGTACAAGGATAAAAACGGTATAGATTATACCTATTTGACAATTCAAAATATTAAGACATAAAATACCCGTATCACTTAATGAAAGCCCGATAAGGCAACCTTTTAATTTGTGATCACGCATAATATTGGCCGGTATACTCCGCAACCCAATAGTTATCGATAGGAACATACAACCGGTTACATTTTGTCACCAGTTGATATGCATTTATTTATACTATTGAGGTACGCAATCATGGCCGATCAAATTGATTTGGCAACAGCGTCGCAATTATTCGACACTGAAGTCACCATAAAATATCAAAATAGCCAGTACTTGGCTGATACGATTGAAGAACGTCACGGAACAACTGGTGAAGCTACCAACGTTCCTGTTTCTGATATCATCGAAATGCAATCACAAACATACGCACCTGTTGATATTCCCGTTACTCCGGTGAATCCAACAAACGTAATGATTGTGCCTTACAACTACGCATTAAAAACTGTTATCGGCGGCGGTGAAAAGACACTGTTTGCTTATGACAAGATTGTTGATCATGCCAAACTGCACGCATTAGCGGCCGCTCGTATGGTGGATTACATCAAGATTAATGCGCTTTATACATCAACCGGATTCGGTACTATTTTCACTGTCGACAAAACTGTAGGCGTGAACACTGGTATGAATGAAGGCAAGATGGCACAAGCATTATCTTACTTGGAAAATCAAGGTGTGAACGTGATGGAAAACTCATGTTCTTTATGGTTACCAGCAATCACTAAACAATCCATGTTGAATGACGATAGAGTAGTTAACATATTCTATAACGACGTTCGACCATTGGTTGATAACCGATTGTCTAGTTACTTAGGTGTAGACATTCGCACACTGGGTGCTAACGGTATCAACACTATTCCTTTCACGTCTTCTATGGGTACAGATACATATCTAACACCTTTAGTTCACATGGATTCAATGGTTCAGATTTTCAACCGTGATGTTTCAACAAGTATTACATGGGTTCCACAAAATGATAGATGGGAATTGCTAACGGTTCTCACTTCAGGGGCTAACGTTATCCAGTACAATGGTATTGCGTTAATCGAAACTGATAACCCATACGTTGCGAACGCATAAGGAGAATGAGTCATGAGTAATTTTCAAACTCTTTCGTTAATAAGCGAAGGTAATACCAGTACTGCGCCAAGCATTTTTATCGCAAGTACATCGGATAGTTTGGGTACTATCACAACTGCTGGTTATATGAACGATATAGCCGAAGCTGGTGTCGTTAAACCTAACGACGTTCTTTATATTAACTATTCAGACACGTCGACATTCCCGTTAAATACAGGTGAAGCATCTACTTTGGGCGAGTTTAAAGTTAGTTACTCCGCTCCAAACTGGACAATCGCCACTGTATTAACTGGATTAGGTCAAGCGGCTGCAAAAGATGTTACCGACAACACCAAGACTTATGTCGCTTCAGTAGATGGTGCACCAGCATCGTATACAGTCGGCGCATTGTTATTGGCTGGTGATACTAACGGTAGTATTGGAACAGCATCAGGCTATAGTGTGGCTAACTTACAGCGTTATACAACCGTTGCAATTACAGCGGCGCAGTTTAACGGTATGTATGCGGCTCCTAAGTTATTGGTTGCGGCTCCGGGTGCAAACGTTCAATTGATCTTAAAACAAGTTCAATTGGTAATGACCTACGTGTCTGCTAACTACGCGGCTGGTGGTGTGGTTGCGGTTCAATATGACAGTACTGCAAATGGTGCTGGTATTATTGCATCAACAACCTTGTCGGCAGCGACATTCCAAGCGGCAGCAAGTACTACCTTTACATTCAATGCGGGCGTCGTTCCATTGACGTTCACAACGACTGTAAATAAAGGGTTTTACTTATCGAATGTTACCGGAGCGTTTACAACAGGGGATTCAACCTTTGTTGCGCACATCTGGTATCAGCAAATTGCAACGGTGTAAATTAGATGCCGTCGCATTTACAGTTAGTAAATCGCACACTTTCAGAATTGGGGCGGCTATCCGTCGCCTCAATCGATGAAAGTCCAGACGCACAACAAGCGAGTGCAAAAATCTATGAACTAGAGCCTGAGTTGTATTTGGTTTACAACTGGACATTCCTAGTTAAATATATTTTTGACAACACGCCATTAACATTCAATTTTTCCCCGGATTATAGTTACACATATCAATTGCCGGGCGACTTTGGTCACTTCTTTAAATGGCAATCGACAGGTTCACAATGGCCTATCTATGAATTTGCTGATGGTTATTTACTAGCACAAGTTAAGCCAGTTGGTTATTATTATATTGTCAATCAGGCAGCACCAGAGGTTTATACACCATTGTTTGCTAGGGCATTAGTATTGTATGCGGCAGCAAAACTTGCGCCGACACTTACAAATAATATTCAATTAGCGTCATATCTTGAAAAAGAATATGAAAAGATGATCGCGAAAGCCATAACACAAGATGATATGGAACGAAGCGTTAGCCAAACACCTTACAATGATTTTGACCGTATAACCTTTGTTTAACACTAATTTGGTGTTTTAGTTATAGTATACTTATATTAAAGGTGCGATTTATGTCAAGTAAGATGGTAAGGCAAACCGCCTTTACGGCTGGTGAAGTCGATGAGGTAACATGGAAACGCACCGATATTGCAGAATATCTTACAGCCGCACAAAGTCTTTTAAACTGCGAAGTTGGCACAACAGGACTTGCCAAGAAACGCAAAGGTACATCCTTTCGATATAATGTCACCGGTGAGGCAGTCTTCACATCAACCATGTATGAATTTATTGACAGAAATGGCCAATATTATATTGTTATGGGTGGCGATAAATTCTTTTATGTATTCACGGTTCCCAATTCACAGACCGCGGTTATCGATTATTTAAGCAATTTTGTTGTAACCTATACCGGTGAGCAGGTTGTTATTGATGATGAAACCATTAATTTGGTGCAAGCCATTCCAGTTGATTATAATGCGGCTGATTTGTTTGATATTGATTATACCCAAGACAATGATGTATTAATTTTATCATCACCCAATTACCCTCCGGGCAGAATCTTTATTGATAGTTATTCGCCGTTGCATTTTTCATTTGAGTATTTAAATATTTACCCATTGCCGGCCTATGATTTTAACCAAATTAATTACAATTCCACGACGGTTGCTGTTTCATCATCGGGAACAGGCACAGGATTAAGCGGTGAAACGCTAACGATTGTTTTTACCAATATGCCATTTGGTGCAGGCATCCCAGTCTTTACGAATGCGTGGGTTGGTGGGCAAATAATTGGGGGCGGTCAAACTGAATTATCCCCGATTGGTTATGCCATCATTCAGACGGTTTCACAGTCAACGACTACTGTGACATTTACGGCATTAATTCAAATCGCATTTCAGATTTCAGGTGCTTCAACGGTTGGATCACAATATTCTATTAGACAACCAGCATGGGTTAATACATTAAATAACCCTTATGATTTGGGTTATCCAGCTAAAGTCTTATATTTCCAAAATCGTTTATGGTTTGGTAATACGGCCTTATTGCCGAATACCGTGTTTGGTTCTAAACTCAATCAACCTATATCATTTGACGTGGGAACTGGACGAGATACCGATGCAATTATATACACGATTGGTCAAACGAATAGTGGTGCAATTAACTGGCTTAATGGTGGCAAGCAACTTGAGATCTATTGTTCTAATTTTGAATTTGCATGTCCGCAAAATGAGGATATTGGACTTACACCCGGCACGTTCTCAATACGCCAGCAATCCTCTTATGGATCATCAAACACATTAAAGCCACAAACCTATATAAACGATTCATATTTCGTACAAAAAACTGGGAAAGCTGCGATTAATTACCATTTCACAGGTGTCGGTCTTGCTTACCAGTCAACCAATATCGCGCCTCAAAGTCAGCATTTAATGAAGAATCCTATTAACCGTGCTTTGCAACGGGGTACAGATATTTCACAAGATAACTTTATTTATTTTCTCAATAACGATGATGATACGATTACGGCTTTCCAATTTGCGACTGAAATTAAATTAGCGGCTTTAACTCCGGTAGTTTTTCAAGAGAACGTGCAGTTGATTGATATTGTAACGGTTGAGAATCGTGTTTATATCTTGAAGTATTACAATCTAACACAGCAATTTACGATTGAACGATTTGAAAATGCAGTCTATATCGATAGTTCTGAAAGTTATGCGATGGGGGCGGACGGACTTGTTACACAACTTGACCGGTTTGAAGGGTATACGGTTCAGGTCGTGTATCAGAATCAAGACTTTGGTCAATACTTGGTTGTTGATGGTCAAATAACGGTTTCAAACCCTGATAGCATTGCGGCAGTAGTTCAAGTTGGATTATTGTATGATGTTGAAATTAAGCCGATGTATCCTTTCTATAGCAGCACGTCATCGCCATTTGAAAAACAATTGAGTCGAGTCTATATTGATTACTATCAGTCTTTAAACTTTTTCATTAATGGTAAATTGGTACAGTATCAGAGTTTTCATGATATTCAGTTAGGTTTACCATTGATACCAAGAACAGATACGGCGATATTTTCACCAGTATCGGGATATTCAAGGTTTGATCCTGAATCGATTGTGATTACACAATCTTCACCGTTTGATTTACAGATTTTATCCATTGGTTATCAATTGGAAATGGCAGTTATTTAAAGAGGTCA